GATCCTGAATTTGAGACGTTCTATACGAAGAATATCCTTCTGAATGAAGGTCTTCGTAACTGGATGGCAACAGTCGATCAACCTCACGAGAACTTTATCTTCCCAGAAGAAGTCCTCCCCAGGGGAAATGCACTTTGATTTTCCCTAGAAGTCGAAAAAAAATCGCGGCAAAAAATTGACGCCTATAGTTTTTTCTGATATACTGAGGGTCTTAGGACCCTCTTTTTTATGAAGTTTTTAGGTCTTCGTTTGTGTGATCACGATTCAAATATAACTTATACCGATGGTATTACTGTAAAGTATTTTTGCCTGGAGAGAAGTATCCAACATAAACATTATGGATATAATCGTTTGGGTGGATGGAAAAATATATTTAATTCGATTGGTGTAAATCCAGATGAGATTGATGCTATTGGCATTTCATTAGATTGTGATAGGCATCCTCATGTAGAGTGTAATTCTGAAAAATTATACGAAGAGATTGATATTAAATTATTTAAATGGATGGGATTTAAATGTCCTGTTTATAGGATCGATCACCATTATGCACATGCATTAAGTGTATGGCCTCTGAGTAAAGACACTACAATTGATTTTGTATTTGACGGATGGGGTGATAGTAATATATGCCATAGTATTTTTAGATCTGATGAAAGAATATTTAAACGCACTTCAGATCAGTGGGGTAGTTTTGCTGATATTCTTGGGAGAGTTGGCAATGAGATTGGACTAAATGGTGGACTCCTAGATCACGCTGGGAAAGTTATGGCACTCAAAGGGTATGGAAAAGATTACTCTTTAGGAAAGAGATATAGTTTTGAAACCTTAAACGAATTGTGGTATAACTTTGATTACACACAAGAATATCAAGACGTTGTAAATTTTATTCGTAACGCACATGAAGAATCAGAAAGAATTCATGTTGAGCATTTTTTAAACAATACAAAATCTGATGATGTGATCTCTTACAGTGGAGGAACTGCACAGAATACAATTATTAATACAATGATTAAAAGGCAGAGACCAAATCTACATATACCACCCCATTGTAATGATTGTGGATTGTCTCTTGGTATTGTTGAATTTCTTAGAAAGATGTTTGATCAAGACCCTTTTGATAATAGTGGATTTCCTTTTTGGCAATCTGATGTTTCTCCAAACAATCCTAGCGAAAAGACAATTAAAGAAACTGCTGAGAGACTTGCTAACGGGGAGATTGTTGGGTGGTATCAAGGTCATGGTGAAATAGGTCCCAGAGCCTTAGGAAATAGAAGCATTCTAATGAGACCTGACATTAAAGATGGTAAGGATATTTTAAACTCTAGAGTAAAACATAGAGAGCACTTCCGTCCCTTTGGGGCATCGGTTTTATTGGATAAAGTTTCTGATTATTTTGATTGGACTGGTGAAACACCGTATATGTTATATGTTATGGATGTATTAGATAAACAATCTTTCCCATCTATTACTCATGTTGATGGCACTTGTAGACCACAGACTGTTACTGAAGAAAATAATTTTTATCATCAATTGATTATTGAGTTTGAAAAACTTACTGGCATTCCTATGCTGCTGAATACTTCTTTAAATAATGGTGGTAGACCCATCTGCGGATCACCAGATGATGCGTTAGAGTTATTGGCAACTAGTGAAATGGATATGCTTGTCATTGGAGATAATATTTGCTATAATAATGGAGTCAAGTAACCCTATTATTATGCTTAGAAATGCAATTCTTTCTGGACTAATGTTTGGAATGGCACACGGCGTTGCTGTTAGTGCAGAACCTACCAAGGGATACTACACCATGGATGCCATGGGATGTATGCTCCTCAAAGAATGCACTAAGGACGTAGAGCAGATCACTTCTTCTGATGATCTTCGCGCAGCATTTCCTGACTCTAATTGGGGACCAGTTGCTGATGAGTTTGACCGAATCATGGTTGCCTTTAAGAAGATTGGAGTAGATGTGCATCTTGCCGATGAAAAGTATTTTCCAGTCGGTCATCGTGGTGTGTATCACACTGTGAGTAATCATTTTTATCTCAATAAAACATATGTGCATCGCCCACATGTCCTGATGAGCGTTGTCCGACATGAAGGATGGCACGCTGCTCAAGATTGTATGGCAGGCACGATCAAAAACAACATGATCGCTATCATCAAACCTGAAGATGAAGTGCCTGAGATCTGGCAAGAGATGGTGCGTCGGACTTATCCTCCTCATGCACAACCATGGGAGAAGGAAGCAACCTGGGCAGGTAAGACTGAAAATATGACTCAGGAAGCACTAGAGTCCTGTGCTCGTGGGACGATGTGGACTGATTATGATCCTACACCCCTGACTCGTCAATGGTTGCGAGAGAATGGATACATCAAATAAATAACTAAATCAACGGTTAATATTAATGGCTCAGTTTTATTATCCAGAAGGACAACCTGGACCAATATGTGATGCGATTATCGAAGTCGATCAAGCCGCTCTTGATGAAAGAGCACAAAGACTTGAAGATCTTGCTGAACCTGCAACGCAAATCATTACTGAGGTAAGACCTCCAATTGATGAAACAAACTGGCCATTATATACTATCTGTGATGTAGATGAAGATGGCAATCTAGTAGATTGTCAACCAGTATTTGATAGACCAGGACCATATATTTTTACACCAGATTTAAGTGAAGCGGAGGCTGAATTTCTTGCAGTCATACCTTTCCCTGCAGACTTTGGAATTACTGATGATTTCTTTGTTCCTGGTGTTCAGGCATATAGTTGTATTCCTTGGGACCCCGATATCAATATTAGACCAGTAACATTTTTTAGTAGAGTTGGTAATCTTATTACAAGATATCCATATCCACTATCAAATCCAGTAACCTATCCAGTCAACGCTGTTATTGCAATCAAACCAGGATCAATCAGTGCTAGTTTTGATCCTACAGGCACCACCATCATTGTCGATGGAGAGGGTAAAGGATCTCTAACACTTAATCTTTCCTGGGATGATAATCCAAATACTTTGGGTGTTGCATTGGATTCACTTACAGTTGCTGGAATTACTCTAACTCGATCGGGAACTTCAGGTAGTCAAGACGCAACTATTGAAGTTGAAGCGGGGCAGCAATATCCAATAACTTTTAGTAATTTAAACCCAGCAAACTCTCCTATTGAAGTGCAGGGAAATAGTCTGTGTCTTAAGGATGGTGCTATTGGTGGAAATTATCCGATAACCTATACTGGTTTGAATACATCTACGAGTGATATTGATGTTGCTCAGAATGGACGGGACTTGAGGATTGATGATAACCCTGCAAACGGATTTGATGAGAATGCTAAGTTTGAAATCAGGGAAACTTCTTCCAACATTAATGCAGAGTTTACTGATGCAGAAACTCTTTCAATAACTGGGGATGGTGGCGGCAGTGTTACCCTCCGTCTTGAATGGGATGATGATCCAGACGATTCTGGTACTGCTGTAGATACTATTTCAGTTGGTGGACAAACTTGGACACGAAGTGGGCGCCAAGGATCTCAGGAATTTACTATTAGCGTATCTCCTGGTGGCGGTGGCGGAGATGATTGTAATGCAACCTTTAGCATAGGTACTGAGACAGGTGGCACTCCTACAGCATTGTCATTGTGGACAGAGGATGGTGATAGGTATGGGGTTTGGACTAACCCCGCACAATGCACTCTTCCATGTCTAAGGCAGATAGTTACATATACCATTCAATTTTACGAAGATGGTTTATATTTCTTTGAGATTGGTGCTGACGATGAGGGGGAGTTTTACTTTGATGATGAGTCAACTCCGTTTGCATCAGTCACTACCCCAACAATTCTAAATCCTGCACTGTTTCCTGAGGCAACTGGACCACTCATTGTTTCCAAACAAGTTACTGCAGGACCACATACACTTAGGGCAGAAGTTACAAATGCTTCTCCTGGTGGTCTTGCAATCAATGATTTGTATGTAGATACCAGTGTTGATTGGGGAAGTGTAAATCCTGGTGCTGGAACTGCTATCAGACAGGAGTTAGACGGTCCTGGATCTGGACTGTCTGTATCAGCAACGTTTTCTGCTGATGGAAATAATTTAGTTGTCTCTGGTAATGGAACTGGTAGCGTTACTTGGTCTTATGAATGGGATGATAACCCTGCCACCGCTGGTAAAGCTGTGGATTCCATTACTATTGCTGGATCTACAATCACTCAAAGTGGTAGTGGTGGCGGTGGAAGTTATCCAATAACCTATACTGGTCTGAATGCACCTACAAGTGATATTGATGTTGCTAGCAATGGACAGTCGCTGAGGATTGACGATGATCCTAGTAATGGATTTGATGAGAATGCTAAGCTTGAAATCAGATCAACTTCTTCTAACATCAGTGCAGAATTCTCTTCAGATGCAGAAACTCTTTTAATATCTGGATCGGGTAGTGGTGAGGTTGATATCCGTTTTGAATGGGATGATAACCCAGACATTTCTGGTACTTCTGTAGATACTATTGAAATTGCTGGACAAACTTTTACAAGAAGCGGTCGTGCTGGTCAACAGCAATTTACTATTCAAGTTGTTGCTGCCGACGAAGACAGAGAGGGATTTGATTCCAGAACTATTACAGTTAATGGTGGTCAAACGTATCCAATTACATACACTGGTTTAAATTCAGCAAACGGTACTATCAATGTGGTATCATCAACAGAAATTTGTCTATACGATGGTGATGGCAATGACTGTAATGGTACATTAAAAGTAGCATCTTCAACAGTTAATACTACTGGATTAAATGAAGTGTCAGGATTTGTTGTCCCTGATGATAGTCCTAGTGGAAAGTATTTGAGTTTCGGCACTGTTACTGCTGGTCCATTGGTTGCTAATAGAAGTGCAACGGTTACACTGGATTTGTCTGAAACAGATGTCCTTAAAATCTGGTGTATTGCAGGCACTGATACTAATGGTGGGGAAAGACCTAACGATGCTAATGAAGTATTGGAGGTAAACTTTGGCACAGGTTGGGTTACATTAGTTGGGTCAAAACAATTTTATGATATTTCTTTTGCACAGTATGATGGTTATTATGGAAGTTGGACAGACTACAATGTAGAGGTTCCAGCATCTGCTCGTAACTCTAATCAAACAATTCAATTCAGATCCGTTGGTGATGCTCCAGAAATCGGTGGTAATTATTTGGGATTAACTCCTGCTCAATATGCAGCAACATATGCTAACTCTGGTGATGTATTCGGTATCTACAAATTTACTTCTGTTACCAAACTACCTCCAGACTGTGATAATCCCAGTTTGTTTGCTTTGAATTGGGCAACCAATCCTGGTGGATGGTATATTAAAATCTGTCAAGGTGCTCCTTGTGTTAAGGATGAAACTCTAGATTGGGTGCCTGTCAATGGTAGAGGTAAGGCTTCAATGGCTTCATGGGGGGATTTTATGGATAAGTATGCTATCTGGGTGGAGGGATTTGCTACTCTACCCCAACAACCCCAAACAATTACTTTCCAGATTTTTGTCCGAAGAAATGATACCCTTACTCTAGAATATTCTGGTGACAATATAGTTGAATTTGCTTGGAATGGATCGCAGATTGCTATTGCTACTGGCAGTTATGGCACTAGTGCCACTCAAGCAATCCCTGCTGTTTCTGGAGCATATACTCTCACGATGACAGTTACAAATGCGGCAGGAGTAGGAAATCCACCAGATAATAGTTGGGATGGTAATCCTGCAGGTGGTGCATTTGTGCTCCGTTATTCTGATGGAGAAATCATTAGGACATCTCTAGACCTAGATCAGTATGGCAATGGTAATATGATTTGGAATACCAGAGAAGCTGTGCTGTATGGATATAGGACAGACTGTAGTCTGAGAGATGTTGAGAGTGTTTATGGGCTTGGTTTTGAGGGATATGTGCTGTATAATAATGGTGATCTGGATAGAGGAGAGTTTATTGACACTCTGAAACCTGGATACACCTTACAAGAAGTTACTTCTCCGAGTGGTTTTACAACAACGTATACTGCTCTGCATGAAACTATCATTCAAGCATACATTTTGGACATCACTAGATATCCAGAACCAACTTTAAGAAATGTAGGTCGTATGACTGGATATGATGGTTGGATTAATCACTTCAGGACTCAACCTGTTGACTCTCTATCCATGTTGAGACAACAAATTTACAACACATACATTACATCTGTTGCTCAAGGTGGATCAGGAGAGCAAGCATATCAGCAATCAAAGGGAGGAGTCCAAGGAACTTATGACAGTTGTGACATTCAAAGAGTCTAATGAAACTACCTAAAATTAATTACGAAGATCTTCCCGAAGAAGTAAAGGAAAATTTTACTGAGGATGAGATTGAATTTGATTCTGTCGTAGACGAAGACTACGCTGTAGAATTTCCTGTATCATCAGAGCGGTATAGATCTGAAAGAATTGCTAGTGCTAGGAAAGCAATTCTTCAGAAAAAATATGTTGAAGAAATTACTAGTATCAAGAAAAGATTTGATAGAGGTAAGATCACTGAGGAAAAAGCACTCACTCTGTTGCGAGAAGCAACTGACCGCCGAGACCAAGTTGACAGATCCTAGGGGTCTCTGCTATTATAAATAAGTGATCGAAACCAATTGTTTCGATTTGTAACAACGGGACATGTCGGGTCCCTATCCATCTGCGGGTAACCATTCCGCAAGTAAACTAAAGGTAAACAACAATGATCAAAACTGCAATCGCACTTGCTGCCGCTGCTCCTCTGATGGCAGCACCTGCCCTTGCTGGTCCCTACGTTAATGTAGAGGCAAACTCGGGATTCACAGGTTCGGATTACACTGGGACGACTACAGACGCTCACGTTGGCTACGCTGGTGATGCTGGTGCTGTGTCCTATGGCGCTCAGATCGGTCCTTCCTTCGTCGTAACTGACGGTGGTGAGTCTGACACCGTGCTGTCTGGTAAAGTCTATGCTAGCGTTGCTGCTACCGAGGCACTGAGTGTCTATGGTGAGCTCTCCTTCGCTGGTGGCGTTGATGATGCTGACAACGGTTATGGTACCAAGATCGGTGCAACCTGGAGTTTCTGATATATAGTATGAGACCTTTCGTGCGGTCTCTACAAAAGTCGGAACACCCAATGGGACCTCTATGAGGTCCCTTTTTATTCAGAGGTTATTATGAATTTTATTGTATATACTCGCAACGGTTGCCCATATTGCACTCAAGTTAAGCAAGTCCTTTCACTAAAAGGTCTTCCCTTCACAGAGCAAGTGTTGGATAGAAACTTTAGTAGAAGTGAATTCTACTCTAAGTTTGGAAAGGGATCTACTTTTCCTCAAGTAATCATGGATGGAAAAAATCTTGGTGGTTGCACAGAGACAGTAAAGTATCTTAGAGAAAACAACATTGTGTGAGGGTTTATAAATATTTTTTGAGTTATCTTAAGGAGGTTGGTTTCCAAAAACAACTGCAAACAATAAAGGAGGGGAAACCATGTTAATTGCATTAGCAGTCTTAGTTACAATCGGTGCTTTCATTTTAGGAATCACTGTTTCTTGGTTAGCAAAGGGGTATGTCGAAGATTATATCGAGAATGCTGCATACGCTAAATCTGTAACTCATCCAGAAATGTTGGATGAAAATGGTAATATCTTACATGATGAATTAATCTATGTAAGACCTGACATTCAGTATTGGACTGATGATGACCTAGACGATGACGAGGAATGATTAAGGAGATTTAATTATGGCTACAACAAATAGTTCTGCAAGACTATTACTATCTGAAGTGCTACGAAAAGTTAGTAATGCAAAAACAAAGCAGGAGAAAATCAATCTCCTGCGAAAACATAATAGTAATGCACTACGTCAACTGTTGATCATCAACTTTGATGATAGTGTTGTGTCAGAAATGCCTGAGGGAGAAGTCCCTTATACTGCCAATGATGCACCTGCTGGCACAGATCACACTCGTCTTGAGCATGAATACAAAGGTCTGTATCGTTTCTTTAAGGGTGGTGCAAAACTTCCTTCTCTCAAGAGAGAAAGTATGTTTGTCCAATTGCTAGAAGGTCTTCATGCAGATGAAGCAGAGTTGCTTTGCCTAGTAAAGGATGGACAACTTTCAAACAAGTATAAGAGAATCACAAAGGCGGTTGTGTCTGAAGCATTTCCCCAAATTGAATGGGGAGGTCGCTCCTGATGGGGAAAGGCATTAGAATGATTCACAAGGAATGTGATCCTTCCCTTGCAGAGGATCGATCACTTCCTTACACAGCATTTCTCGTAGAATATATGCAAGACGGTATTACAAAGTTTGATATCTGCTCTGCTGCTAAGCAAGTAGATATCTTTGATCATTATTGGGATCATTATCGTCGTGACTTTGTTAACATGACACAAACTGAAGGTAGAGTAAATCCGAAACTATGGCAAGATCCTTCTTCCAAAAAAGATTCAAACCAAAAAAGAAAGTAATGACTGTCTATCTTGACAATAGAGCAGCAGAAGAAGAAGTTGAAGAGGAGAAAGAAGAGAAATCACCAGCAATGCAATTGGGTTTTGTATTTGGTGTAGTGGTTGCGCTACCTCTTATCTTCATGCTACTATGGAATTGGTTGATGCCAGCAATCTTCAGTCTTCCTTCTATTGGATTCTTTAAGTCTGTTGGACTTCTGGCAATGTCTTATATTTTATTCAAACGATGACGAAAGTATGTCTTGTCTCTGTAACTCCTGATGCAGAGAAAACTATTGGATACATTGCTCGCGTAAGCAATCCAGCAAACCAGGACAACCCTAAGGTCTCTGGTCTTTTGAAGTATTGCATTAAGCATGGACACTGGTCTGTGTTTGAGCAAGCAACAATGACTTTGGAGATTCAGACTACCAGGGGACTGGCAGCTCAAATTTTGCGTCATAGGTCCTTCTGCTTCCAAGAGTTCTCCCAACGTTATGCAGACTCCTCTGCACTGGGTGACATCAAACTGCCTGAGCTGCGTCGTCAGGATACTAAGAATCGTCAGAATTCTATTGATGATATTGATCCTTTTCTAAAGCAGAAGTATGAGATCCTCATGCAGCAGCACTTTGAGCAGGGTATGCGTTTGTATCAGCAGATGCTTGAAGATGATATTGCAAAGGAGTGTGCTCGTTTTGTGCTTCCCCTCGCCGTAGGGACAAAACTCTACATGACAGGCAATCTGCGTTCGTGGATCCACTATATAAATCTGCGGACTGCTAACGGCACCCAGAAAGAGCATATGGATATTGCAGAACTCTGCAAGCAGCACTTCATCTGCCAGTTTCCAATCGTCTCTGAGGCGCTTGGGTGGTGCCCTGAGGGCGACTGTGGATGCCCTCAGAAACTAGACGATTGTGACTGCTTACAACCATCATTGAGGATCGATTAATGCCTACTTACCCCGTAATAAATAAAAAGACTGGAGAGAAAAAAACTCTCTCCATGAGTATGAAAGAATACTGTGATTGGAAGGATGAAAATCCTGATTGGGATAAAGACTGGATGGAGGGTGTCGCTGGCACTACCT